TGGAATTAAAGAGTATAAAATAAAAGTTGTAGACAATGAAGAAATAGATACATTATTAAATGCTACTAGTAACTATGTAACTAAACACAAAAATGGAAGCGATTTAGCAATATGACATTTAAATATCAAGTAATTAAGAAAGCAGTATCTTTTGAGTTAGCTAATTTTATATATAATTATTTTATGTTAAAAAGAGATGCTGTTAAATACATGTATAATAATAATATTATTTATGACAATGGTATGTGGGGAACGTGGGAAGATAAACAAATTCCAAACACTTACTCTCATTATGCAGACATGGTAATGGAAACTTTAATGATGAAAGTATTACCCAAAATGCAACAAGAAACAGGGTTACAATTAATACCTACATATTCATACGCTAGGATATATAAAAAAGGAGACATACTTCATAGACACAAAGATAGACCTAGCTGTGAAATATCTACTACAATTAATTTAGGTGGTGACCCTTGGCCTATATTTATAGATGGAACAGGAGCAAATAGTATTTTATCAGGTCATGAAACAACGACTGTAGTAAAACCAGATGCCCCAAAAGGCACTAAAGTCCTGCTTGATGTTGGCGATATGCTAGTATATAGTGGATGTCAATTAGAGCATTGGAGAGAACCTTTTGAAGGAAATACTTGCGGACAAGTATTTCTTCATTATAACCATGTAAATGGTCCTTTTGCTGAAAACAACAGGTTCGACAAAAGGCCGATGTTAGGTATTCCACCAATAAGGAATACATAATATAATGAGGTTATATGTTACAAAAAGTACAATTTGCACCAGGATTTAATAAACAAGTTACAGCAACAGGTGGTGAAGGCCAATGGGTTGCAGGAGACAACGTTCGATTTAGATATGGCACGCCAGAAAAAATTGGTGGTTGGGCACAATTAGGTTCTGTAGATTTAACAGGACGTAATACAGCTATTCACCATTTTGTTAATGCTAATGGTATAAAATACGCGGCTCTTGGAACTAATAGAATTTTATATGTATATTCTGGTGGTATTTTTTACGATATACACCCAATTAAAACAACAACAACTTTATCAAGTGCTTTTACTACAACTAATGGATCAGCTGTTGTAACATTAACTTTTTCATCTGCACATAATATTAATAAATTTGATATTATATTATTAGATAATTTTACATCTATAACTAATTCTAATTTTAATTCACAAAATTTTGATAACAATAAATTTATGGTAACAACTGTGCCATCAACTACAACATTAACTATTAATGTCGGATCTAATGAATCTGGATCGGGTGCAACAACATCGGGTGGTATTAGAGTAAAACATTATTATCCTGTTGGACCAGCAACTGAAGTTGCATCAACAGGTTGGGGGCTTGGACCTTGGGGTGGTTTTAAAACAGGACAGTTTACTTCAACATTATCTGCAGACATTAACACATCAGTAACATCTTTAACAATGGCAAGTTCAACTTCTTTTCCTTCTTCAGGAACTGTATTAATTAATAATGAATTAATTACATACACAGGTAATAGTGGTGGTACATTATCAGGATTAACTAGAGGAGCAAGCGGTACGACTGCAGCATCACATTCAAGTGGTGATACGGTAACGGATGCATCAGACTTTTTTGCATGGAACGCTGCAGCATCTGGAGACGTTATAACGTCACCAGGTTTATGGTCACTAGATAATTTTGGTAATAAACTTGTTGCAACTATATTTGGTGGAGAAACATTTACATGGGATTCTGATCCAGTGGGTGGAACAAGTACAAGAGCAGCAATACTTTCAAACGCACCAACAGCATCTTCATTTAGTTTAGTATCTACTCCAGATAGACACTTAATATTTTTTGGAACAGAAACAACTATTGGTACATCAAGCACAAGAGATGAAATGTTTATTCGGTTCTCGGACCAAGAATCTATTGATGCAACAACATCATATGCACCTAGTGCAACTAACACTGCAGGGACTCAAAGGATTGCAGACGGATCAAAAATTGTAGGAGCAATCAGAGGTCGTGATGCAATTTACGTTTGGACTGATACTGCTTTATTTATCATGCGATTTGTAGGTGCTCCATTTACTTTTTCATTTCAACAAGTTGGTACGAACTGTGGATTGATTGGTAAGAATGCAGCTGTAGAAGTTGATGGTTCTGCATATTGGATGTCAGAAAATGGTTTTTTTAGATATACTGGTAAACTAGAATCACTACCATGTTTAGTAGAAGATTTTGTTTACGATGACATTAATACAATTCCTAAACAACATATTAATGCAGGATTAAATAACTTGTTTGGAGAGGTTATGTGGTTTTATCCTAACTCAGGATCAGGCACAGTTAATAGAGTTGTAACTTATAATTATTTAGATTCGACACCGGAAAGACCTGTATGGACAACAGGTACATTAGCAAGAACTACATGGCAAGATTCTGCTGTGTTTGGTAAACCGCATGCAACAGAATATGATTCTAGTGGCACAACTGCTACAACAGATACTAATTATGTTTATGGAAACACTGATGGCACATCAACGTACTTTGAACATGAAACAGGATTAAACCAAGTTAAAGAAGGTGCAACAACTGCAATTACAGCATCGATTGAATCAGGTGACTTTGATATTGGTCAACAAGGTGCATTATAAGGATTAAAAGGTGATGGTGAATTTATGATGAAAATTAGAAGAGTGCTACCGGACTTTTTATCACAAACAGGTGACACTAGAATAACATTAAATTTAAGAGACTTTCCTAATCAAACACAAGCTAGTTCAACATTAGGACCTTTTACAATAACAAGTGGTACAAATAAAATTGACACACGTGCAAGAGCTAGATCAATATCTTTAAAAGTAGATAACACAAGCACAAGTCAATTTTGGAAACTTGGTACATTTAGATTAGATATACAACCGGATGGTAGAAGATAATGGCTAGAATAGTACAATCATTAACACAACCTTTAGAAAACTACGACCAACAAGTACAACAGTCATTTGTTAGAGATGTAGATAGTGTTGTACAAAAATTAAATACAACATTTCAACAAGATTTAAAAGAGGAGTCGGAAGCAGTTGCTTTCTTTATATCCTAATGGCAAATAGTTTTGTAAATAAAAAAGCAGATTTAACAAGTAATAGTGCTACGACATTGTATACTGTGCCATCAGCTACTACAGCTGTTATAAAATCAATACTAGTATCAGAAGATTCTGGTAATGCAGATACTATAACTGTAACTATAACTGATACATCTGATGCTGTTTTTAGTCTATTTAAGACTAAAGCAATATCTGCTAATGCAACAACAGAGTTATTGTCTGCACCTTTAGTTCTACAGGAAAGTGAAGTATTAAAGGTTACTGCAGCAACCGCAAATAGGCTACATGTAGTCGTATCTGCGCTAGAAATTAAACCTAGAGAAGTTACATCATAGGCTTGATTTACTTGATAAAAACAAGTATTATTAACAACCCCAGGTTAAAATCCTGCTTTTTAAATTAAAATATAAAATTATATGAAAACAGGATTAGAATCACTAGAAACTGGCGCGCCAAAAATTACCTACTCAGGTAATGAAGGACCTAAACCACCACAACAAATGGCAATGGCCGATCCTTTATTAGTAGAAGAATATCAAAAGTACGTATTTGATATGGAAGAACAAGGACTCACACCAATGTCTTTTGAAGAATTTAGATTACAAGCTATGTCAGGCATGGCTGAAGGTGGAGTTGCACAATTAGTTAAAAAAAATGAAGACGGTTCAAGACCCGGGTATCGTGGTTTAGGCGGATACGGTGGAGGACCTGGAGGAGGAGCAGCTGCCGGAGGCGGATTAGGTGAAGGACCATCTAGTAGCGGTGGTAGCGGTGGCGGTGGTGATCGTGGAGATGCAAGAGAACAACGTTCTGTTGCAACAACACAAGGTATTTCTCCAACCACTCAAAGTGAATTAGGTATTGATAGAAGTGCTGTAGGACAGTTTTCTGAATATGGTCAAAATGTAATGAATCAAAGTTTAGATTCTTTAAGATCGCCTTTTGGTTTTACTGATGCAGCAAGAGTAAATCTTTTAAGTCCAAAAAGTATTTTTAGTGGATTAACAAGTTTAGTAACAGGAATACCTTTTGGTGTTTTATCTAATTTAAAAGCCACAACAACTATTGATGAAGAAGATGATGATAATAATCAAGGTGAGGGTGAAAATATTTTACCAATAGTTAACATGGCAAATATTGCAGGACCAACTGCACCAACTGTAACAAATTTAGATACAACAGAAGATGAAACAAAAGATTTTGTAAATAGATTTGCACAAGCAACAAGTCTTCCATTTGAAGATTATAGAGGAGGAATAGAAGTTGCAGCAGCAGATGGTGGTAGAATTGGGTATGCTGCTGGTGGTAACGGATATAAGTATTATTTACAAGATTTAAAAGATGGAATAATTTCTCCTGATACAACTTTTAAT